TTCCAGTTCCTCCTCCTGGTGGTGGAGGTGCACCTCCGCCATCGCCTCCCTGCATGATATTTGGTGTATTTAATATACCACCAGTCACGGTTTGGTTTCCTACATTACCAAAATCTCCCATGCCACCAAAACCTTGAGATGCTAAAAAAGCAAGTATCTCTTCCTCTGTAGCGTTAGGGTTTAGATTTGTATAATACTGTGTCAGATAAGTTTTTAACGCTCCCTGATCTCTGGTAATAGCTTCTATCTCTTCTTCAACCTCTGGAACAGTTCCAACTTGTGAGATAACTTCATCTAGTTCTTCCCAAGCGTCATTAAGGTCTTCCTGGACCGCCCTTAAAGCTTGTGTAGCTTTATCTGACAATTTCCTACCATCCTTTTCTCGTAATAAACCAATAGCTTTGGTTCTTACTATTAGATCCTCTAATGCAGCAAGCACATCTTTGATCTCTTCGGAGAAACGCTTTCCTGACACGCCAGAATCGTTCTCTGAAACCTCTTCTTCTTTCATGCCTTCTTTGGCACATTTTCCTGTATCGTCATAATCACACTTGCCATAACCTTTTTCTTCTTCTTCAGGGTTTTCTTCTATAAGTGTGTCGTTTGAGAGCACAGCATCGTCTGATTTACAATTACCACAGCACTCAGAATCTTTTTCTTCTTCTTCTGGATCTGCTTGTTTTTCAGCGACTAATTTTTCATAATCTTCGTGAGTTGCACAAGGCATATAAACTTCTTTACCATCTACTTCGTGAACATGAGAACCTGAGCATCCTAATTCTTCAGCTCTTTTGATTGCTTCTCCTGGAGTTGTAAACACATCTTCTTCTAAAGCAACTTTCTCTTCTTCTTCAGTTTTGGTTTCTTTTTTCTCGTAAACTGTATCTTCGCCTGTCTTGATTGCAAGGGTATAGGTTTCTTGATTTGCACCAACAAGAACAGGGGATACTTCGTAAACTGTTAAATCTTTTAAGAAACGAACATCTGCTTCGTCTTCTCCATCTTTTTGTAATTTGCCCATTTCGGAATCGTTTACTCTAAAACCAAAAGACCATTGTTGTAAATCGCCCATTGACTTAACTAAGTTATAAGCTTCTTTACCTGCTTCTGTTTCCATGAAGAAAGAACCTTTGAATACAGCAGAATCTTCTCCTTCTGTAATTGTTCCTTTTCCGATTGGTTGATCCCACTTGTGTGCGAAAACCATTGGGACTTGATTATCTTTAAATCCTGATTTTACAGCTCCTGGCAAAACTACATCGCCATCGCTATCTTGATTGTTGAATACTGAGAAGACAGCTTCAACATTTCCTTTCTCTTCTCCACTATCTTTTATGGAGAGATCAAAACTTTTAATTTCTTTATCCATTAACCTATACCTCTTAATCTATATTAATACTGCAGATTTGACAGTATCAACTTATTTATCTGTACTATTTATTTTAACAGCATTTTCTATGAGTTGTTCAGCTCGCTTCTTTCGAGCATCTTCTTTCTTCTTTTGCTCGTTTACGATTTTCTTCATTGCTGAAACACCAGACTTAGTAACGCCACCCCACTTCATAACTGCAATAGTTCCATTGAGGCGTGTGTTACCTTGATGTCTGTTCATAAATCGCTCTCTGCGTTTTACCCACGATAGTACTGAGGCACTTCGGTCTCCTGCTTTGTATTTAGTCCAATTTCT